GCCAGAAGATTGCTGGACGCGCCTGACGCGATATTCGTCACGTTCAGCAACAATCCATTGACGTTGCCGGTCGTATTCCACGTCTGCGCGAGCGACAGCACTGATATCGCCTGACTGCCCGTCAGACCGCTCGGTCCCCATGTTGCGATCGTCGATGCGGGATTTTGAATCGTTGTCAGCGCCGTGCAGGTTTGTGTTCCTGATTGAGACCCGGACGTGTTGATCGCCGAACCGCCCGGTGTGGCGGAGAAGCGGAATGTATTCGCGGCTAGCGACGTGGCGAGAACGTAATAAGTCACGCTCGCCGTAATGCCTGTTGGAAGTGTGCCGCTCGTCGTGAAGCTAACCGCCTGCCCCGGCACAAATCCATGTGCGGTGTATGTCACGACGCATGGAGAAGCGATCGTCAGCGTGACGGTCGCGTTCTGACTGAGTCCCGCGAAGCCGGACGTATGGATCAACGTACCGGCAGTCCCGGTCCCCGTGCTTAGCGAGTTCTGGAGTGTGGCGTTGGCGGCACTCGTATTCGCAGTGCCCGCGACGACATTTTGAAAATAAAGCGATTGGGCCACTGGTGACGCCGCATCGGCCTGCCCCAACTGCATCGTCGCCGCCGTGGGGCTCGTCATGTAGGTCGAGCCCCACCCGAAATAGCTCGATGAACCGCAAATAATGTTGCCGCTACTTGTAACGGCCCCAGCGTTCCATGCTCCAGTCGTTATCGTACCGACGGAAACCAACGAAGACAGAGCTGTTACAGCCGTATTCACCAGCGTGCCGCTCGTCGGAAACGTGACTGCTGTTGTATTAGTTAACGTACCGGCAAACGTGTACGCCCCCGACATCGTGACATTGCCGCCAATTGTGATCGTGTTCGACCCGTTGTTGACCCCCGTTCCTCCATAAGTTCCTGTGATCAGCGCGGCCTGCCATGTACCAGCGGTGACGTTGCCAGAGGACGTTAATGTGAACGTGGATGTGTTCGAGGAATTGTGAAAATCGAAATAGTTTCCTGTAAAAGTGCTCGCGGCGTTGATACCCCACACCGTCCCATTATTTGTGCCGTTTGACCAATTAGTTACTGCCGTTCCGCCCCAATTTGCGAACCATTGGGGGAAGTTCGTTGTGCCGCTCCCCGCCGCATACGGGGCTCCCGTCGTCGTGAATACGGAGGTTGATGCACCCGGAACAGAGGAGCTTGAAATCTTTCCAGAAGATGCGACGTTTACGCACGTCAGGCCGCCGCCTGACGAAATGCTGAATTTGGATGTTCCCGCGATACACAAATTCAGTAAGTTCCCCCCGAAACTTGTTGGCGCATTAACAACTAGGGATTCGCCGCTTGTGCTGAAGTTTGGATCGGAAACTCCGCTCGCTTTAACGTAGAGCGCGGGATAATTCGTGCTCGACGTACCTGATATATACCACGTGCCGTTGATCATGAGTTGAGATGTTGACGCCGCTCCGGCCCCTGTGAATGCCACATCACCGCTGCATGCAAGGCTTGTTAGAGTTCCAACGGACGTCAATGAAGATGCGACGACGCTTGAGGCGAGCGTCGTTCCCGTGATAGACGCTGCTGCGAATGTCGCTGATGTCACGAGGCCCAGATTTGACAGTGCCGTTGTCGCGTCACCGGTCTGTTGAACGACCGGCGTCGCGTTAAAGAAACCAAGCTTCTGGCTCGTCGACGTGCCGATCTTGGTACCTGTCGAAGTGTCAGTGACGAGGTTAAAGGTGGATATCGTCACATTACCAGCGAATGTGGCCGCACCCCCCGTGGAAACCGTCAAGATCGGTGAATAACCGCCCGCGTTGACCTGGGCTGATAAGACCCAATTGCCGCTTGGATTTGAAGTCCCGGTGACAGTTTGAAGTTCCTGAACGACGTCCACCGTCTGTGCGCCGGCGGTTGATGCGGTTTTCCAGCCACTGCCGGAAAAATGCAGCCGTGACGACCATTGATTGAGGCTGACTGTGGCCGGAGTTCCAGACGCGAAGGTTAGTAGAAGGCCGTCTGTCGAAGTCACTCCGATGGATTGTGTATCTGTGATGGCCCCCGCGCACGCGAGACTCGTCAATGTGCCGACGCTGGTCAGCGATGACGCCGTCACGCCGGAAGCGAGCGTTGCGCCTGTCATCCCCGACGCCGGACATGCTGTCGCCGTGATCGTTCCCGAGCCGCTCGTCGTCAGGCTCGCGCCGCTCCCGACAACCATCGCCGCCGTCGTGTTCGTCGCGCCCGTCAATGCGCTGAACGCGAGCGATGACGCGGCAGACGCTGTGATCGTGTAAGGGCTCGACGACGTGCCTGACCCGCTGATTGTGATATTCGACCCTGCTGAGACCAGGCCGGAAATCGTTGATACCACTCCCGCCGTCAGTCCAGATGCCGTGCCGGTGCAATTTGTTAACACGCCTGATGCGGGTGTTCCGAGAGCGGGTGTGACAAGCGTCGCCGACGTCGCAAGCACGACGTTCCCCGACCCTGTTGTCCCCGTTGAACTAATCAGCCCTGCCGAACTAAAGGTCGCGATCCCTGACCCGTAATTCGACATCGTCACCGCACCGGCCGTCGTCAATGCTCCGGCGTAATTGACAAGAAACACCGACGTATTCGATGAGCAATGCAGGTCAAACCAGTTTCCGGTCCAGGACCCAGTCGCGTTGCCGCCCCACACTGTTCCGCCATTCGTTCCGTTGCTCCAATTCGTAACGGCCGTGCCGCCGAAGTTCGCGAACCATTGTGGAAAGCACGTCGTCGAAGTCCCAGCGCTATATGGCGCTTGTGTGGTTTGAATGTTCCCGAGGGACGCCTGGCCGGTCGACGTCACAGTGACGCTTGACGCAGAATAGATTGCTCCACCACTGTTGACGCTGAATATCGATCCGCCGCCGTTTTGATGGAAGTCTACAAAAAACCCATTTCCACTCGGGCCATTGACTCCAATCGACGTCCAATTGTTGTAGGTGCCGAGATAGGAATTGTATCCCCACGACGTCACGGCCGATGTGCCGGACGGTTGCAACAGAATTGCGGGGACGTTTGTTGATCCATTATTAATTACGTTGAACGAGCCGGTAAACGCCACCGACGGCGCGGACGCGGCGGCGTTTGCGGAAAACGTCGTATCGCCGCTGAACGTGTTGGTCCCAGCGCAGAGAGGAATCGTCGCGCCGCTCGTGCCGATCGCCGTATAGCTGGCTGACGTGAAATCGTTGCCGTTCGTGGACACGACCGTAACCGCCCCGTCGCTCGCTATCGTCGCATCGCCCGACATCGCGTTGAAGGACGGATCGGCACCGGAACCCTGGTCGATTAACAATCTGCCCGCCGTGCCGATCGTCGCGAATCCGACATTGCCGGTTCCTTCACCAAGCATCACAGCGTGAGCGGCCAATGTCCCGAGTCCGGTCCCGCCATTTGGGATGCCGACTGTCCCAAGCGAGATAACTTGGCCGGAAACTGTGATCGGTCCGCTGCCGGAATAGGGACCGCTGAAAACTCCCCATGATGTTGACGTGGTGTCGACGGTCACAGTCGCCGTGTTCAGTACATATTGATAGCCCTGATATGCTGAGCCTGTTTCAGTAATGAGATAGACCAGACCGGCTGTTTGCGTAGAGCCATGCGTGTAATCTATGGGCCGCGTCATCGGCGTTGATGAACTATTGTAGATCCACGGTCCATTCTGGCTGGCGGCCGTTTGATTGATCAACAGAATGCGATTTGTCGCGACAATGGTATACGACCCGTCCGTCAAGCTCCCCGGCGAACCGATCGCCACATTCGAATTGAACAGCGCCTCGACTTCGAGATAGCTGTGAATTCCTGTCGCAATCAGGCTCTGGACCTGCGAAAGAATCGTGACGTCGCTTGGATTTATGGCCGCTGAAAGCCCTGTAATCGATCCTCCCGTGACGTTGATGGAGCCCGAATTCTGCTCGGCGAGCGTACCGAGTCCAGAGATGTCCGCGTAGGCTAGTTGGCCGACCGTGATATTTCCGCCGCTCGATGTTTGCTTCAGGACCTGACTCGTGCCTCCGGTCGAAGACAGGTTTGCGCCGGTCCCTCCATACGTGACGCCAAGAACTCCCGTGATTCCGCCCGCTGGACACGTAGTGGCGGCAATTGAGCCGCTTCCAGTGGCCGAAATGGATGCGCCAGATCCAACAACCATCGCCGCAGATGTGTTTGTTCCGCTCGCGAGTCCGCTAAACGAGCTTGATGAAGACCCCCATGACGAAGTTCCGTCACCTCCAGACACGATCGATTGGCCGAGCGAGCCAATAGTCGTCGGAAACGTGACGTCGGCCCCATTATTAAAAGAGGCGGGAGCGAAGATGCCCGTCATAGGCGACCCCAGAACAGTTGAGTTCGTTCGAAGCCTAACTCTTCACTGTTTTTCTGGCAACGCAAAGATCTGTCATTCGCGATTACGGGGCCGTCTTTTCGTCTGACTTTGGCTTGAATCCAAACTGGGACCAGATCCATGACACAACCTCAGATCGAAGCCCCTTCACGATTGTCAATCCGCAAATTCCCAACAACGCCGATGTCGCAACGAACCAATAAGCGTCCGGCTTGGCCGAACATCGGTCAGAAATCCAAAATGTGGCCATTGGTCCGAATGCGATCGCCATTGATAGATTTCCGAAGATTTCCTGAGCGAGAGATCGCAAGTCTTTCGGCGGATAGCAGCTTATGCCGCCAATCATGCCAAGAATTCCGCCGCCTATACACATCGCGAACACCTGAAACGTTTTGTCCGCCCCATCCGCCGCGACGGTTTCTATGCCGCCAAGAAAGAGAAGCATTCCCAGCAGCACCGACTTCATCATGAAGCTCCCATTTGATTTAGGGCCACGAATTTTCGTCGCCGTTCGTCGGATGTTTCCCAGTTCAATTGCCCACGGAACGCTCATTCGATGACCTTCGTGGAAACCGGTCCCAAAGTTTAGTTTCAGCATTTTCTTTCGCCTCTGCTTAGGATTATCGACCTTATACAGAGAAAGCTATTTTTGTGCCAAAAGGGCCCTGGCGATGCGGCCTACGACGAACTTCTCTGCCGGGATGCATGGTTTTCATAAATCTCGCACGCCTTCAATGACGCCTCAATATCTTCTGGGAGTTTCGTGATATCGGCAATCTTTTGCAACGCCGCCCTATTGATGTCGAGCTGAGCGGTCATGACTCCATCAGCCAGCTTCCTGCCCAATTCTGATTCCGACACAATCTTGTCCAGCTTGTCGTCCCTCGTCTGATTTGATTCGTGAAGAACTTGCTTAACATCCTGGACGGCACTGACGGCAGTTTCCAGCTTTTCGTTTTGAGCCGCCGTGACGCCTTCAAGCGTCGACTTCACTTCCTGAACCTTCGTCGCGGCGAGTTCTTGCTGAGTCTTCAGTTGCGACATTTTGTACGAGATGTATGCACCCACGATTGTGGTCAACATCCCGCAGATCAATGTTGTGACCTGAAGAATCATCGTGTTCGCGTCGGTTTCGGCCAGAACGCTGATCATTTCGCCGCCCCTGCTGCAATTTATCGGACGGAGGGGTTTTACACGGGTGGTTGATTCTCCGATACGGGAACCTCATTGAACGGCGAAATCCCGTGATTTAATCCACCGGCTTCCGCTAAACTCCACATGGATATTCGAATTTGTAATCGTGACGGTTTTGATCGCAAGGCTAAATGTGAACAACCACTTCAAGCACACAGAGGGAGGCTTGTCACATTTGACAGTGATCGTTTCGCCGTTCAGGACCGCGTTCAGGGAGATTTCATCGGGCAGAATCAGATCAGCCGACGGATGCAAAACGGCGAACAGATCGTGAAACATACTCACAATCCAATAAATCTCCAGCATGTCGTCCAAAACGAAAAATCCGACAGGCTGAGCGCCGAAGCTTGCCTGTTGTGGCTTGAGATTGTCCAGCAAGCCGTCAACGGTGAACGGCTCGGCCGCCAACTGCATTCCGCGACCGATAATCCGATAGTTGACGGCCATCGACTTCACTGGCAATCCGATCGCCTTCGGGATGTCCACTTCCAGCCTTCCGTTTGTGCCGATCAAGTCTTTCGGTTCCCAGTCTTTCGCCGCCAGGAGATTCAGTTTGCCTTCGCTGTGATTCCAGATGACCGCGACTTCATTTCCTTCGCCGACATATCTTCGCATGTAGGCTTTGACCTGGTCGATTTTGTCGGAAGCATGGAACGTGCCCGCCGGTCCCGATGCGGAATAGGATTCATGGTCCGACCCCATGCCGTACCGTCTCATGTAGGACGCAAGACCATCCATTGAAGTCGGTCTGGTGTAATTTTTGGCCGCATCCGATGGCATGTATTCGATTCCATCGGGACCAAAGAATCGAGCCGCTGGATATTGCTGCGGACCGTTCGCTTTGTCATCGCTCCAAATCACGTCGAGATCGTCATTGCTTCGAAATGTCCGCTTGGCTTCTGGACAGTTGACACACCAGCCTTTTCCGTAGGCTCTTTCGCCGGTGTAGAAATAAGCTTTCAGCTTTCTCTGACCGCTTGATTGAATCGGCGCGAACGGCTCGAATCTCGCTTCCAATGGACGATAGACTGGTGCCGACTCGGCGACCGGAACCTCTTGCGCTGGATTTGGAACAGGCGATTCTTGTCGCGGGGGCACCGTTTCCGGAACGGTGCTGAATCGATTCGATGAATCTGGCAGAACAGCCTTGTCATCCGCGACTTGCAATCTCGCTCGTGCGACTGACATTGCCGCCAACGCTTTTTCGTGAGGCGTTCCGGCTTCGCACCATGCGCCAATGAAGGCCAGGATCGCGATGATCAGGAGCAGTAGTTTGGCTCGTCGTCGACGATCGACGTCAGTTTTCGGATAGATCAACTTCACGCTTTTAATGATGACTGCTGAACTACCATAGGTTTCGAATCCAGATGGCCCGTAATTCATTTGTTAGCCCAATCCAAGACAGAAAAACATGACCCTGAAAAGCGTGAGGATGATTTCCGCCGCGAATAGGATGGATTTCAATTCGCTCATTTTACGATCCCAGTTGACTTGTGATGTCGGAGAATGAATCGGCATCGAACTTAGCTGGTCCGACTGCCCAAGCCTCTCCGCCCGACTGAATCAAATTCCAGAACTGCTTCGCGTTCACGCCAACGCATCCGGGGCACAGTGATTTCACTCCGCCCGCATAATGCAATTGGATCGTCGGCATCCGGTCGATCGACATCGTGTAATCCGCATCGCTCGGATTTCCCGCTGGGAACTCGCCCCAGGATTCGGACGATTCCAGTTGAGTATCACCGTTTTCGTCGAGGAACACGCCGCTGAAGAATCGACAGTGGCCGCCCGCTGAACCTGGCCCGGAAATTCCTTTCGCATTCGGTTGGCCAGTGATGTAGCCATTCGCGTAGGCCACGGCGTAGCCTTGCGTCAGACAGTCAAAAATCAGGTCCAATGAATCTGGAAAGAATGTGACGGCCGTGTGCCCGGCAGCGGCTTGCATCCATGCTTTCGGAGTGCCGACGCCCGGCGCGGCGTATTTGACCGCGAGTTGCTCGACTTGAACTTCCGTCAGACCGGGAAACAAATCTGACAGGACCGCGATTCCAAGTTCATGAATCGCTTCCGCCGCGTCGGCCAGAATCGCTCCGTCTCCGTAGCCGCACCGGTCTTTTCCGATCTCGTGGCGTGCCATCGAATAGACCGGAGCGAACGTCAGTTCGACTGGCTTTTGAAGCGAAACGTTGTCGACGATCGAGACGTCAAGACTGACCTGAGCAGCCCTCGTCATTCCGCGACTGACGCAGTTGTGAACCGCGATTCCGTCGGCGAAATAGCTGTGTTCTTCTTCGACTTCCAGGCTGTATACTTTTCCCTCGAAAGATCGCTTCTCGACAGAATCCACCGTCGCCATTTTTCCCCACGATCCGAGAACGCGATAGAGCGGCATCATCCGCATCGCGGAAACCCATTGGAGCCTCGTTAAGATGCGAACGCCGCCGCCGTCTTCGCTTCCGAAAACAGCAACTGGATGATCGGCGGTAAGCCTCGTTCTTTGGTCCGAATGCCTCAACGCCAATGTGACCAGGATGCCGCCGTAGTCCCGCGATCCGACGTCAAGAACTTTTCGTGCTTCGAAATTATGCGACAGGACTTCGTCGCCGATTTTCACGTCCTCGATGTTTTTCGTCGATTTGTCCGCCATTGCTATTCTTGTTCGAGACGGATGACACGTTCCCGCTTTTTGGAAATACGGCCTGCGATAGTGGCCGCCAAGCAGATGCTTCTCTCGATCCCGAAGAAACACTCCCGTTCCGCCAGATGCGACAAATCGCTTCCATGACCCGGCAAGTTGCGGCGTGTTCGTCGCGACGAAGTTTGCTCCCATGACCGCTTGGCCGCGTTCCTCGCGGGCCTGGATCGATTCCTGGACTCTTGCTGGGTCGCTGATCCAACCGGCGACGAAATTTGGGATTGGCATCTTAGAATCCAGAAAGCATTAGGTCGTAGATCGTTTTCTGAGTACGCCAACCGTCGGGGTATTTCATTATCCGATCGACGATCACGATGACATTTTCACAGATCGTGCTGTCTGGCGTAAAATACTCGCCACCATGAATCGGAAACTCAATCTGGATCGTCATTAGAAGAATCCTCTCGCTTTTTCGCTCATCGCAATCGCTCGCGCCGAATTTTGTCTCGCTTCCTCCGGCATCACAGTGGCCGCCACAGCGTTCGCGGCGGCTTCCCAGCCCATCCGCTGAATATGAGACAGGTCTTCCCAGTTGCTTGCATGACGCCCGGATTCATTATTTACGCGAATGTATTCCTCGTAGGCCACGAACCCACGGGAGCTTAGGGGATTGCTCGTGGCGCTGCCCTCGCGACTTTGATCTGCGATTCGCTTCGAGTGTTGGCCTGCCCTGTCGCCAGTTTTCTTAGTTTCGCCCCAGCCTCTTTCGCGTTCAAGTCGCTCGTGTCGGTGGACGCTTTTGGAAATGCCGAATCGATTTTCGATGCCTCACCGGCCGTCAAGTCGCCGTTGTCAACCAGAATTTTCACATACCGCTCAATCATTTGGGGCGTTGCGATGATTCCGCATTCGACGTACTGAGCAAGCGTTGTCCAGACCTCAGGCGCCGGAGGATGCTCAACGACGAGAGGCGTTGGTCCGATGTTCGGATTGACTGGAACCGTGAATTGACAGCCGACCGCAATGACCAGAAAGACTGCGATAAATCTTCTTGATTTCAGCATACTGGCGTCTCTGGCAGAATTTCTTGATCTGTTCAACAGTCTCTTGATCGCACGGCAGAAATGTCACGCCGTAGCGGTCGGCACGAGCGGCGACGGACTCGATAGAACCGGGAATTGTTTTTCGAAGTTGCTGTCGTTCGCTAATTTTGCCGTCTGCCTCAGTGCTACTTTGACTATTGGATCTGTTGTTTGATTGTAAATTTTCGCGTAGAGCGGCATTTCCGCAAGGTCCACTGCGGCTAGCAACGCTTTCGCTGTCGAACTTTGTTGGCCCTGGGCGCTTGGTGGACACGCGGCGACGATCATCGCTCGTATCGCTTCCACGACCGTTGCCACAGACAACCCGCTCGCTCCGATGGCCGAGATCGCCAGCGCTAGCCATCCTTGTCCCGTGACTTGCACTCCACCAGGACCCGTTCCCCGTGCGATTGCAGGCCCGAGAGTCATTCCGTGAATCGCGAGATATGCGATGATGAATACGAGAGCCAGGCCGCCGAAGATCAGAGCGTTTCTCTTGTGAGTCATTTGGCCCTCGATGTAAATCAGGTCGCTGGCGTTGATGGCGGCGATACCGGAACGGCCTTGAGCGCTAACACCTGTGCCGCGAGCGAGGTGAGAGCTTCGAACTCCTGCACGTACGGATTCAAATCGGCCATGACGGGAGCCAAGAATGGAAACGTTGTCGAAACGCCCGCTTCGAACTCCGTCGCAATGGTCGCCACGGTTGCGGGGCTGACTTTCGAAAGAATCGTTTTCGCCGTGGTCTCGATCGCTGAACCGAGATCCTCGATCTTTTCCCACGCCGTTGGTGGCGTTACGACAGGAGCGGTTGGCATCGGATTCCTAAGAAATGAGTTGATTTTCGATTGGGGAACTCAGGAATCGAACCTGATATCTGAAGCTTATGAGACTTCCGAGATGCCATTTCTCCAGTTCCCGAAATGCGGCTTTTGGCGATTCGCCGTCATCAAGAAACTCCCGATGACTAATCATTATGTTCGGCTATCGACGTCGCCTGAGCATGCCGCGCTCAGCCTGAGGTATTTCATTTTCCGCAGTTGCATCGCGAAGCCAGTTTTCCGCAACCGCATGTGCATCGCGTTTTCGACTTGTGCCGAGTTTTCTTTATCGATGAGGATGCGACAATACTGGACGTCGCCACCGGCTCGCCTTCCGACGCGACTCCACGATAGACAGTCCGAGTTCGCGTTGTTCCGGCTTCAAGAACTGAGCAGCACAGAATTGCCGCGATAAAAAAGTTGGCCCGCATAAATTCTCCACGATTTGATCACAGAAACCATTCGCTCAAAAGTCTTCCGCGAGGGCCGTCGACGTAAGTCGAATATCCCCGCTCTGTTAAACGGCCTTTTGCGAGTGCTCCGAATCGTGCCTTGAAATCGGGTTGACTCACGCTTGGCCTGGTGATGGCCACAAGTTTCATGTCGTTGCTAGCAATCCGAGTCGCAAAAGTAGTCGTGAGTCTGAGGATAGAATCGCGATTTGTCAAGCGAACTTATTCAGAGAACGACATGCCGAGTTCGCGTGCCCGCAGAGAAAACATTGTTTCCGCATCGCGATAATCCCAAAAATAGAACTCGATGTTCAGTGGCCGTACTTTGTTTTCGTCATGCCAGATCGGTTCGCATTCCGATTTTTCGAACATCCTTTTTCGCTCAGCGATCAGCATGGCTCTGTCAATCTCCTTCGTTGTCTCTTCATGAAACTCAAAGTCGACATCGAACTTCTCACCGATGATTTTCATCAACCTGTTTTCGACGAGATCGTATCCGCAGAGAAGCTGTTTCAATGGCTTGACCACGTCGCCGATGAACGCTTCTGATGCGTCGTGCATCAAGGCGGCTTTACAGGCGTCGTTCGATCGACCGTCGTTCATTGCGATTCGACAGCAGTGATAGGAATGTTCCGCCACTGAATACCAACGATCGATTTGGCCTCCAAACCGGCAGATTCGAGAAAGCCCGCAAGCGATGTCTCCGAGTGTGATTTGATCCGGATTCGGATCGACGAGGTCGAGATATTTTCCGCTTCGAGTTCGGATTGTGTTGCCGACGCAACCAAAAGCTTCCGTCATCTCTGATGCGTCCCCTCAACTCCGCGATTGATTCGGCTTCTCGTGCGTCTCTCCAACCACATCATCGCGTCTTGTACGTGTGTTAGAGCGATGGCGTTTTCGCGGCAGGCAAAGGGGCCATTCTGAAACGAAAGTAATCTGTCTTCAATAATCGCCAGCAACGCCTCTCCACTGAGTCCGTTGAATCCGACTTCCAGAGTCGGTCCGTCTTGAAAAATGATTAGCCATTCCTTACGAGTTGTCTCGTCTTTTTGTAGGCTGATTTCATACTCGTGACATGCATTGCCATAGCCCGGCTCACCAAGAACGCGGATTGTCAATGCATCATTTAGTCCGTTCACTTTGTGGCTCGTGATTTCTCTTGTCATTCGATTTCCTTTCAATCTCGATCTTCTGGCATTAAATCGCCGCACGTCATCGGCGTGAAAGCTGGAATGAATTTCATGACATCGGCTTTTAACTTTTCCAACAACGCCGTCGATTCAGGACCATCCTGATTCGCCATTTCTTGGAGGATCGAAAGCCCGGAATTGATTGACGCCAAAACCTCGCCTCGACTTGCCTTTCGCCCTTCAGTCCACCAGCGAACGCAGGATGGATTTGGTATTTTGAAAAGTGCCCCGCCTCGTCCGTCATGAAATAATTGATAACCGCGACAGGTCCAGAGGCATGTCACGCCTGGATTTCTGTCGATCGATATTCCTGCCGGATGGCGTGCCTCTTCTGGGATTCCGGCATCGCGCCGTTTCGCTTTTGGCATCGAAAGAAACGGGCATGCTTTAACGCTGAACTCGGCGCATCCGTTGTGACATGGCGGCTCGTCAGTCGTTCTATTCAGAGCGCCCATCGGCCCGATAACGAACGTGTGCTTTCCGTGGTTCAATGGATTGCCACACATCCAGCAGAGCTTCTGTTTGACGCAGCGATATCGCTTCTCGGCGTCGGCGACGCGGAACTCTGGTTTCCCGCCAACAAACGCGACGAAGAAAGGAATTGGATATCCTCGCTCATCAAGAGGCAATGCGGTCATCTGTTTCGGAATTGGCGGAAGCGTGATCACGTGCGATTGCCGTCCTCTCTATCTTTCATTTTCGCGAACTCAAGCCGATCACGAATCAATCCGCTAAATTTGACGCCAGTTTCCTCATCGAATCGCCGATTTAGACAGCCTTCTTTCGACGCCGAAAGAAGAACGCGCAGAACGGAATCCCACTCCCATTCGTCCATCTCGCCGCCTTGAAGTCGATATCTGGCTCGTTGCTTCCAATCATCATCCGACATTGTTGTCTTCCTCTCGCATCTGACGGAACGACTCCAGACCACGCTTTTTGCAGTCCTCGCATTGACCGTGTTCAAACCAAGCCGAGAGTCTTCTGTTTTCTTCTTCTCTTCTTCTCAGTCGGGATTCAATGTTCTCATTTGACAATCGGCTATCGCCGTGGAACATAATCCATGCAGTCCCACAGAGAACAAAAGCGAACAGCGCCCCGGCGAAGAATAGATACGATTGGTCGTCCATTATTTCGACAGTCCTTTGGGAAGATCAGTGACCCGATTGATGCTGCTCGCATTTTCTTCGCGCCCACGCCAATCGCATCCCTTCAGATATCCTCTTGTTAATATCTTGCTGGACGGCCTGTTTCCAATACTGTAGGCGTTTAGCCTTAGCGCAACGCTTGCATCGACGAAACTCTTTCGGCTTCGGACTTCCAACAAACGCAAAATGATCCGACGTCCGAGGAAGCATTAGGCCGCAGTCGGTGCGACTCATGCCGGACGAATTACCGAACAATCCGCATGTGTGAATGATCATTCCTCATCCTCCGGCATCGGAATCAAGTCTTCTGTTTCAAGCCGCTTCAATTCGTTTTGCAGGTCATAGACCGCATTTGGAGCGACGCAGTCTCTCTTCACGACGTCAATCAACGTGCCGATCTTTTCGCGGACCGCTTCTTTTGCTGTAACGCTTCCATCGCCGATTTCTCTGGGGTTTCCATAGTCCAAATCGCTTTCTTCGTCGTCGTCCACGAAATCAAGCCTCATTGAGGCGTAGAAACGTCCATTCGATCCGTGGCCGACATACGCAACGCAATAATGCTTCTTGCCGCCGACCGGCATTGGGATCACGTATTCGTCGGGGCATGTGAACTCGCCATCTTTGTCTTTCAATTTGTTCGTTTCTCGCTTGCCGTCAAACAGGTTCAGTTGATTCGGCGGAGCGTCCGGAAGCGACGTCGCATCAATCGCATCATCCGAGTCCTTGCCGTGGCCAGCCTCTCGTTGAATCTCTCCGATCGGAGTCAATCGGCATGACCCATTGGACTTCCAGAACCGATCGAACGCCTCGTCAACCGGCAGAAGTTCCTGCGACACAAGAAAACTGAATTGCCAGTCCTTCATTTTTCGGGAGTATCCGCGAATCTCTGTTTCGCACGAAATTGCCTGTTCAATTCCTGGTAGTTCCCGCTGCCATTGATTCACCGACTTCAACGCGAATTCGACTCGGCATCGCATTCCGCCCCAAATCTCTTCGGCGGTCGTTGGTCTAAGCTCACCGAGCGGCACGAGGCATGTCATCTTGATCTTCGGTTCGCCGTCGTCGCCCTCCGGTTTTGTGGGACTCGGCTTTCCGTAGCGGCATTTCATCAGGACTTTCCGCATTTCCTCTTGGGCTTCAAGATAGCCGTCCGAAAATGCGATCAGCTCCTGAGTCGCGTATTGGCGCAGAAACTCAGGAACGCATCGTTTCTGGCCAGTTCGTGAATCATTGGCCCATTTCGTGGCTTGGTTGATTTGCTCCGGCGACAAGGCCCGAAATTGCTCTTCCACGATCGATACGCCAGCGTTGTCGAAGGCTTGCATCAGCTTGGCCAGGTCAACGCCGAATTCGACGACGTCCGGATCGTCAAGGTTGTGCTCCGATGCCTTGACAGCTGCGTCGATCGCTTCGGCTTCGCGGATCGTATTGTCGGCCTCAGTCCAGCCCTGTTTCCATTTTTCTGGATACGGATCATCGGCTGGGCATTCGGTTATCGGTTCGCCGTTCTCCCGCGACACTCTGCCGAAATCGTATGAGCATTTTTCTTCAGCCTTGTTGCTCGGTTTCGCTTTTGTTTTTGTCGCCATAGATTTCCTTATCTGAGTGAGATTTCCCAACGTTGTTTTCGTGAATGAAGGGCCATCATAAGTCCTCGAACCCAGGAAGTCTCGGAGCGTTCAGCTTTCTCTCTTCGATCCGTAGATTATGAATGGCCGTACTGAAATACGATTCCTTCAGTTCGATTCCAATCGCTTTTCGCTTTTGCCGAATCGCCCCCACAAGCTCAGAGCCGATTCCCGCGAACGGTGTGAAAACGATCTCGCCTTCATTTGACCAGAGATGCACCGCCCTCTCAATGACTCCCATTTGGAGTGGACAAATGTGACGCTCGTCTTCCTCGGAACGCCCCGGCTTGTAGTTCAGGACATCGGTTTGATCAATATCCCACCAGACTGGTTCCGCGTAACGACGCCAGATCGTGATCGAGGCCCGAACCGCGTCCATGTTTCCGCCCGCGTCCTCGCTCGGCCTCCCAGTTCTCGCGTATGGCGATGGATGAAAATCGCTTTTCAATGGATTGAATTGTTCATCGCCGACATAACGTCTCAGGCCAACGCTTTTCTCAGACGACTGAACATTGCCAGTTGCTTCGCCGTCTTCATCGACTTCCAGTTCCAACTCTCCGTCACACCCATCTGGATGCACTGGCACGTCGCTGACCATCGTGTCTCCGGCGTTTTTGCGAAACACAATTAAATAATCCGCCATTCCTTGGCGACAGCCGGACGAGTCCTTCCGGATTGTTTTGTGCAGCAGTCCGTGATTGTTCGTGCGTTCCCTCTCGGTCACTGGACATTTCCAGATCGTCACACGTGAATGATAGGTCCAGCCGCATGCCGTGAACGCCCGAATACATTCTCCTGGAAAATCGATCAATCCCGCCGCTCCATCCCGATTCATATAGAGCGGCAAATCTTTGACGTGGATTGCACACAACCGCCCTGGAATCGTCACTCGCAATTGCTCGCGAATCAGGTATTTATAATGCTCAATGAACTCTTCCATCGACGAACAATTCCCCATGTCCGCTTCTGAACTGGAGTAAATGTACAGTGAACAAAACGGCGGAGAGTAAATCGTGAAGCCGATCGATTCATCCGGAATTCCTTTGATGACCTCGCACGCATCGCCGCGATAAAGCGAAAAGTCCTTCCCATTTTCCTGATGAATGCACATCGCGTTCAAATCCATGATGGAAGCTCCATTTTCCTCGATCCGGAAGACGTCGATAATCGCAGTGTCCCGCGTACTTTTTCCATTTGAGAGGCACGCATCGCGGCGCTCATGGACCGCTTCATCGTCCGATGCTCCAACTCCTTGCTCTTCACGACGTTCCATATCGCACGCTCGATCGGCGAGAAGCAGACGTGAATGTTGACGGGATGAACCTGACCAAATCGATAGACTCGGCACAACGCTTGATAGAATTGTTCAAACGAATATGACACCCCCGCGAATGCGACGTTGTGGCAATGAAACCAATTGAGTCCGAATCCGCAGATCGACGGCTTGGTGATGATGACCCGCGACTGTCCGGTCGAGAATGCGTCGATGTCGCGGATCTTCTTTTGTTCCGGATGCGACCCCTTCACCTCGACGGCATCGCGAATTCGCCGCTTCAATTCGTCCGACTCGTAATCGGTATCGCACCAGACGATCCATTTCTCGGAGTTGCCGTTGACGAGGCCCGCGACTTCTTCCGCCCTCGCGGCGTTTGATTGCCTCTTTTCGCGATGGATTGACGTCGCATTGATCGTTGCATTGCCAAACAGACGCCCATCGTCGGGCTCCGATTCGAATTCAATCTCGTGCTCGATAATTTGGATCGGAGGCAAGATATATCCCTCGTCCGAATAGCCGAGATCGGACGGCATTTCGATGCTGACCGCCCATGATGATACCCAGTCCCAATAATCTTCCCTGGCGTGATTTCTGAGCCGGTATTTTCCAGCCTGCATTGAATCGTTGATGAACCATCGACTGATCATCTCGTTTGATCGCATGACGCCAAGAAATTCCGCTTGTTGGCCTAATTCCAGGACGTCGTTTGGAGCGGGAGTCGCCGTACAGGAGAGCTTGAACGGAGTTTCAGCGAATGATGAACACATTTGCCGCTTCAGCTTGCCTGTGTAGCTCTTGATGCAACTTAACTCATCTCCGAAGACGCCGACGAATTTCGACGAATCGAACTTGTGTAGCTTTTCGTAGTTTGTCAGGACAATTCCCTGATCGAATCCAACATCGTCCTGTGATTCGCAGATCTTGATCGGAAACCGCCCACCTCCAATTCCGAATCTATGAAACTCCCGGTCGGTTTGCGGGGCGACGGCCAATGGGCATAATCCGAGTACATTTCCGTTCGCATTTTGGATGACGTGCTTCGCCCACTCCAATTGACAGATCGTCTTTCCTAATCCGGGAGCGAAAAACAACGCGCCACGCCCTTTTTTGAGGACGTATCTCGTCGACTCAGATTGAAATTCTTTCATCGCCTGATTCATGGAAGAACACGGGCCGTCAATACCTCGATCCTCGACATAGATTCTCTTTCCGCGAATGAATTCTTGGTAGTCCAGCATCGACGCGAATTCCGACACGAGGTTTATTGTTGACGATTTGTATGCGACTGGAAAGCGGCACGCAAGCGTTAATCGACCGCTTGTATCGACATGATCACGTGCTGGTAATTGTCGCTCACAAAAAGCACCCGATCTTCCTTGGACATCAATCGCACTTCGACGGACGTTGACGCATCAAGAACCTTAAGCACTTCCGAGATGTATGGAGCCGACATACGGATTGTCATCTTTTCGCCGTCGTCCGGGATTGGAATCTCATCGACCGCTGAACCGATGTCTTTTTCGATGCTCGCCGCGACAAGCTTTCCTTCTCCGAAACTCAAGTCGATCGCATTCGATTCTCCAGTTTCCATGGCGCGAACCCGCTTGACGAGATTCGCAAATTGATTGACAGGAATTGACGTTCGTCGCTTTGCTTCATCGCCTGGAATCACCTTACGCCAGTTCGGAAACATTCCTTGCACTTGCTGGCACGTCACCGACAAAGTCGCGATCTTGAAGGTTACATCATTGGCTCTGATTGCAACGAGAGTGTTGCCATCGCACGGAATATCCTTGACCATCCGCATCGCCACCGCGGGAATGACAGCTTTCGCTGATGCCGCTCCGTTGATTTTCTCGAACGGCAATTGAACCGCCGAAAGCCTTTTAGAATCCGTCGACGCCAACGTCAGCACTGAATCGAACTCACATTGAATTCCGCCGAGCGAATATCGCGTCGACTTCTCGTCCGTGGAAAACGCGGTCTTGGTGATCGCATCCGCCAGACGCTTCGCATCAACGCTGAAATACTGATCAGCGTCAAAGCTCGGGACCGGCGGGAAGTCCGAACCATCCAGAGTGACCTTGTAATCCGACGATCCGCACTGGAGTCGCAGTTTTCCGGGCGATGCCGTGAGCGTCAATGTTTCGCCATCGAGTTCCCGCAGAATCACCAGCATCCGTGCCGCCGGGATCAGCAGCGAGCACGGTTCGCAAGCTTGGTTCCATTCTTCTTTCAGATGGATTTCTCCGTCTGACGATGCCATCGTGATCATCAGGCCATCAGATGCGAATAAGAGATTACGCAAGACCTCCCGAGTAGTTTTCGTTGGACATCCAGCCGCGACTCGACTGAAGATTTCCGTGAACTTGTTGCGATCGACTTTCATTCCGCTCCCTTAGATTTCAAATCCCATTTTCATCAACGCCGCATCGACGTTCTCAATCTTCTTTTTGCCGATAACCTGCTTCAATGCTTTTCCGCAATAAAGGCATCTGCCGTTTCCGCCTTTCCAGCGATGACGCGAGCCTGTTTTGCGTCCCGTGGTCCTGCATCGACCGCCGATTGAGCACGGGAGAACGCACTGGCCTTTCATGGTTAGTTCACGCTTTGCATCGCTGGTCGCTTCATTGCTTGAGTGCCTTGATTGCCGCCAGCGCCTTCTTTCTGCCTCGCCTCTGCCCGTATAACCTAGACGAAAAGCTGGTAAGGATCGCAACGAGGCCTTCCATCAGGTCGCGTGTGTCGTTTTCAGCTATGTCAACGACCTCACTTCGAAATGGGCTGAGTGCTCATGCCGGCCGTCTCGCAATCCCCTTGAAGAATTCACCGCATTCCAATAGCCGCTCTTCCAGGTATCTGACGCCATCATCTTCGGATATTGACTCATCTCCAATGTTGTAGGCGTTCGTGAGCATTACATGCGCTCCACAGAAAAAGGCGCGCCGCATTTCTTCCCTCTGCGCCGACGATGGGTCGATGTTGGCAAATATTTTTGCGGAGAACTCCAGCCACTCCTCATTGATCGTTCTTAGATGCACTTCGGATTCCTTCGTCCAGTTCATCGCCCTCTCGCTTTCTTCGGCTTCTTTTCTTTTGGTTGTGTCGCGGCCGCAATCGCTTCGCGCTGTGATTCATTCGCCGGTTTATCATAGCCAGCGATTTGCAAGGCCATTCTCGCCAATGCGTAAGCGTCATACTCGTCGTCAGTTTGGAATGTGACGCCGTACCGCTGAGACAATGCGACAGCGACAAGCGTTTTGCCTTTCGCGTTGCCTTTCCCACATGCAAATTTCTTGAGCGTCGACGGTGCAACTTCGTGGACCTCGCCGCAGTTTGCGCAAATGACGTACCGTAACAGACCACCGAGTTCGATCCTGGCCGCATTACCAGGAGTGTTGCTTCCATAGCTGTATGCTTCAATGCAAATGATCGACGGCCTAAGCGACTCAATCTCGGTTTTGATTTCTGTGACGATCTTTTCAATTCTCCTCATTCGGCTTCGGACAGACGGGCCGCACGGCGGAGATTCGATCACTCGGCTTCGAACAATATCTCCCGATTTGGCAAGAGCTATCAGGCCGGTTGATGTCAACGAGACATCAAGGCCGATGACGGTAGATGGTATTGCATTCATGATCGAATCTCCGCCGACGAACAACCGCTTTTATGTCAATGGCGTCAGATCGACCGTCCCGCTGACAGCGGTTCCATTGAGAGAGAATTGCATCGTTCCGCTGTATTTCGGAAACGTGGATGGTAAGGGAGCTGGCTTTGGCGGCGGCGGAACTGGGGCGGGCGTAGGCACAGGGCTCGGCAGCGGCGGAAACATCGCGACGACTTTTGCCGCGATTGCCGCGTTGCCTCCGATGTTGATCCAATATTGCGCCTGTTGAGAAACATGCCTTCCCTTGCAATCAAGGCCGCTGGAATTGAATTGCCGGCTTGAGAACACAACGAAGCATGATGGATCGACTGACTTGATGAATGCTGGACTAGCCCAGCACCATGAGCCCCATGTGATGATTCGATAGAATCCATTCACGTTCGTTCCATCAGACGCCACCGAACTTGGACCGCCGACGTCCGCGACGGGGGTGAAGTGCCCATTCTCCGGATCTGGAGAGTCCGCATCGGCAAATACGATTCCCGTGGCGAAGTCGTTGAGAAAATCGTCAGGCACACTCCATGCCATGCAAATGAAAAGATTATTGTCGATTAGAGATTGAGCCAACGCGACGTTCGTGATGTCGACATCCAGGTTGTCTTGAATGATTGCCGCCGTATTTCCGGCGATGCCGACTTTCCAGATCTGGTTGATCACCTGATCTTCATCGAGCCCGTTATCGCCGCCGCTGACTTTCAGGTATTGATTCTGGATTGCTGTCAGCCCGAAAATGCTCTCCTGTCCAGATCCTCGCATGTACGTGTAAATATTGTCGCCATGACACGCCATCGCCTCTCCACAGTCGCCGAGACTGTTATTCAAATCCATCGGCACCGAAACGCCCATGTTGTTCGTGCCGTCGACCGGCAATACAATAGGGGGCAAGTTGGTTCCGTATGCCTTCGACTGCGACGCTTGCTTACGCATCTGATCGCGATGCACGAACGTCACGAGCTTGTTGTGATGTTTCGGTAGCCTAACTTGTTTCAGCATTTACTTTCTTTCATTAAAACACCTGTACGCATGACATCACGCTGACGCCATTTCCTTCGCCATCGACACAAACGCCTTGACTTGTTCAAGGGCGTCGGATTCCAAAGTGTTCACGGCGTTTAACCCGACCGCTCCATCTTGGAGCGTCAGCATCCGATGGCCAGGAAGAATGAACTGATGAATTCCGCCGCTCGGTGACACCGCATACACGTCCGACTCATATGATAGGAATCGGACGCACTCGCCGAGCTTCGATCGCAGTTGAATTCCATCATTAGTCCACATTGGCTCTCGCACGCTTTTCAGGGCCGCTTGATAACGTGCCAGGAATCGTTCGAGTTCGTCTTTTAACGCGATCGTGAAGCTGTCTGGGTAGACGCGAACGATCAATGACGGCAGATCATCGCATGGACTGAATGACAGGAAGTCCCACCAGTCATAATCCGATACCGCAAGTTCGCCGTGCACTTGGCAACGATGATCGCTCGGCAGTCCCTTGTTTCGCAACCAGCGGATGTGCGTTTTCAGGTCCGGGCATTTGATTTCGAGACCACCCCGAAGCTCCGGCATCAAGCCATCTGGTGAACAACCGTACCGCCCGCAGTCCGACAGGCAGAAGCCGACTTTCGTAACGTCGACATCTTTTTCAAACGAGTACCAAGCCCTCGCCGCATCTTCTCGATCGATGCCGTTTTGCATCGACTTCGACACATACGCATCGTCTGGCTCGATTGAATATTGCTGGTCGATTTCTTCGGCGATCAACTCGTCAATGAACGAGTCCTGTGACGTGCTCGGCTTCATCTGGACTGGAGTGATGATGCGATGGAATTCGCTGGCCGTTGGCCTGCCGCGACGGATCGACCACCATTCAGCCGAACGTTGTTCGAATTCGGTGAATACTTTCATGGCTCACTCCGCTTCTTTATCGCCTTCTCGACTTCGGCTTCCAGTGCCTTTTTGGCTTTGGCGTAGAATCGCTGCTGAACGTCCTCGAAAACCTGCACGCGCTCCTTGTCTTTCTGCTCTTCCGCGATCCACGCAATTAGTCTGTTCTGGTTGATCGCCCGCCCGAGTTTTTCGCATTCCTCAAGCTTCGATCGCAGATAGGCGCATTGCTCTTCGGTAAGCAATGCATCATTGGACTGCCCATCATTGTCCTCATCGGCGACGACGATGTTGAAAATCATCAAGGTTAGATAACGCCTCAAATATGACACCATTGACCCGAGGCCCTGGACGGCTGTTTTGTTCGCGGCCCCTTTCGCACCGACGTCATCAATTTTGCTGTCAAGGTGGAATTGCTTGCAATGACCGCCTTCGTGCGTCACATCGCAGATGATCCGACGATGATTTTCAAGAGGTGAATCGGCTTCACTGAATTCGAGGATGAATCCTTCATCGGTGTAGATTGGCTTGATCTCTTTTGCGACCGTTTCCAGGCGTGCGAACCAGCTTCCGGTTGATTCGTTCTTTTTGTCCTTGACGACGATGGCGGCTCGCTTCTGGCAGTTCACCATTCCGGCTGTGTATTCTTGAAGAGCCCGCTTTTTCTCCATCCGGTCTTGAAGATCCATGTATTGCTGGATTCGCTCAGCATCCAGATTCTTTTCGATGGCCAATTGAAGCAGCGACAGTGGCGTTGCGATCGCAAGAGAGGCCTCCCGCGTTTCCACAATCTCCGGCTTCCACGCATCACCGACGTTGACCGACTCTGCCTCCTGAATTGTTCCCTGGCTCATGTCGTTTCTCCGCACAGCCGATCAATCGGACTTCCTGGCTCACGCTTGTACTCGCCACACCACGTAGCCGCCCAAGTATTCGGAAAGACTGGCCTATCATCACCTTCGTTCTTCGGTGGAAACCGGTGGCAGTCGCCATACAACGATATGTGGCTATTTCCTTTGACTTTCC